TCATCAATATGCAGCTGGTGGACTACACACCAATTACTGGCTCTGTAGGCGAACTGTCAATGATTACCGCTTCATTCATTGGCGGCACATACGCTCGAGACATCACACCCTAATTAACCAAAGGAACCCGACATGAAATTAACTCTCAAGGTGGACTCGGGCGAAGGCCCGTACGAAGTCACGACCAGCTTGTACGTCATTGTGCAATGGGAACGCAAATACAAACGCAAGTCCAGCACCATTGGTGAGCAAGGCATCAGCATTGAGGACTTGGCTTTTATGGCGTATGAGTCATCTAAAGTTGCTGGCATCACAGTGCCCGTAGTACTTGATGACTTCATTAAACGCCTAGTGACTTTAGAAGTGGTGGACAATGATCCGGCAAACCCTACCCAAGCGGAACCTACCGCCATTCCCTAGCCAGTGTCTTAGTAGCAGTCGGGTGGTGGCCACCTGCTGTAGAGTTTGACATAGCTGATCTAAACACCACGATTAAGCTGTTAAACGAAAGCCGAAAGCCATGAGCCTTGCCACCAGTGTAGAAATTACAGGTCTCAAGCAAGCCATGACCGAACTATCCAAGATGGACAAGTCGGCACGCTTTAAGGCAGCGGCAAAAATTAAGGCTAGTAGCCCTGCAATGCTCGAGAATGTGCGTGCACAGTTCCCTGCTGATATTGGCGTGACGATGATACATGGCTGGGCACCAACCAAAAAAGGCGGGGGCAGACTTGCTTACGACAAAGCCAAAGTGGACAAAGGTGTGCAGATTGTTATTGGTGGCAGGGCACGCCCCGGTGTGACCCCACTTGTGACGTTGGTGCAGAAAGATGCAGCTGGCGCTTTGTTCTCTATGGCTGGCAACGCTGGTGGCACAGGGCAATTCAGCAAGTTGCTAACCAATGTCTTTGGTAGGCCTCAGCGTGGCTTGTGGCGATCACGTGCATTCATTCAAGAGCAAGGCACAGCCGACATTATGAAAGCTGTAGATGAAGTCATAGCTGATGCTAACCGTGCACTACAACAAAGGATGGCTGCCTAATGGCTGTATATCTACCAATCGTTACCCAATTCAATAACAAGGGATTGAAGGAAGCCGAGAAGGGCTTTAAGGATTTAGAAGGCGCGCAAGCCAAGGCTAAGTACGCGCTTGGCAAGGCAAACAAATATGCAGCCGTTGCACTTGGTGGTTTAGTTGCTGGCCTTGGTGATGCAGTCAAGGGCGCGATGGAAGATGAGCAAGCCCAGGCAATGCTGGCGCGTCAGCTACAAAAAACCACTGCAGCCACTGATGCACAAATTGCTGGCGTCGAGGCGTACATAACTCAGCAAGGCAAACTCAAGGGCGTTACTGATGATGAGCTACGCCCGGCGATGGCTGGCCTAGTGCGCGCCACGATGGACATTGACGAAGCCCAGAAGGCTGCCAACTTGTCTATGGACATTGCAGCTGCTAAAGGCATCAGCCTTGAGACAGTGACTAAGGCTATGGAAAAGGCGTATGGCGGCAACATGACCGCCCTAGCAAAACTGTCGCCAGAGCTACGCCAGATGATTAAAGACGGCGCGTCTATGGATGAAGTCATGGCCGAGATGGCTGTTACTTTTGGTGGTGCTGCCACTGATTCTGCTAACACTGCTGCAGGCTCTATGCAACGATTAGGTGTTGCTCTTGGTGAGGCTAAGGAAGGTGTAGGCGCTGCACTGTTGCCAATACTTGAAAAGGCAATGCCAGTACTGCAATCGTTTGCCACGTGGGCACAAGACAACCCAACACTGATTACAGCTGTCGCTGCAGCCTTTGGTGTTATGGCAGCCAGCATTGTGCTAGTCAATGCAGCTATGGCTCTCAACCCAGTGGTGCTAATCACTGCCGGCATTCTTGCTCTTGGTGTCGCCATCGTGATGGCCTACAAAAAGTTTGACACTTTTAGAGCTGTAGTGCGCACAGTGGTTAATGGTGTTGCTACCTATTTTGAGTTTATGGCTAACGCTTTTATCACCATGATTAACTTGGTTATCAAGGGCATTAACTTAATTAAGCCAGGCAAAGATATTGGCGAACTTGGCGCTGTGAGTTTTGGCCGTATGGGTGGCGACAGTGGTGGCGATGGTGGCGCTAACCCTGCAGGCCTTGATTATAAAGCGATGGCTACTGGTGGCATTGTGACGAGCCCGACGATGGCGCTTATTGGCGAGGCTGGCCCAGAGGCTGTTATACCGTTAAACAAAGCTGGTGGCTTGGGTATGAACATCACAGTGAACGCTGGACTGGTAAGTACACCAGACCAAGTAGGTCAGGACATTATTGCTGCCATCCAAAAGGCACAGCGTCGTAGCGGAACGGTATTTGCACCAGCATGAGCGTTCCTACAATGCAAGTGCTTGTGGGCTTTCAGAGCACCACTGGCTTTGGTACACCCTTTCAGTTAAACGATGCCTTCTATGGTGTTTTAGATACTGCAGGACGTGGCACCTTAGGTGGTGTGACCTTTGTGGACTTAACTAGCCTGGTTGAGAATGTCAGCATTACTCGAGGCCGTTCACGCCAGCTAGACCAGTTTAATGCAGGCACAGCTGTTATTGCTTTTGACAATGCCAGCCAAGTGCTTAACCCGAGCAACACGGCTAGCCCTTACTACCCGTTTGTATTGCCACGATGCCCGGTACAAATCTTGGCTAATGGCATACCCATTTACACGGGTTTAATTACTGACTGGAACCTTGACTACGACATCAGCAACCAAGACATGATGTACGCGTCATGCTCTGACAACTTCACAGTGCTCGCTAACCAGTCACTAAACGCTGTGACCCCATCAGCACAGGCCACAGGTGCACGTATTAACGCAGTGCTAGACCTTGCCGAAATTAACTACCAAGGCGCTCGATCTATTGACGCAGGCTCATCCATCCTTGGCGCTTTTGCTATCAGCCAAAATACAAACTGCCTCAACTATCTACAACAGATCAACACCAGTGAGCAGGGATACCTCTTCATGAGCGCCAACGGCACCCTCACCTTTAAGGGTAGGTCTAGTGTTCTCAACCCGGTCGCTGGCGCTACTTTTAACACTGACGGCACAGGTCAGAGGTACCAGAGTCTCATCAACCAATTCGGTGACGAGCTGCTCTACAACTACATAGTGACCCAATCGCCAGCAGGGGCAAAACAAGAAACCAGCGACTCAGCCAGCATTGCGCTTTATCAAGCCCAGCAGTATTCATTGACGGACTTGCTTAATAGCACCACCACAGAGGTTGCTGGCCTTGGTAACTATCTGTTGGGTAAGTACAAAAACCCAGTGCTCAGGTTCACTGGGCTATCTACCGAAATGTCAGCTCTATCAACCACTAACCAGAACATTGTGCTGAGCCTTGACATGACCAGTATCTGCACAGTGATTAAAAACTTTGTGGTGGGCACCCCAGCCACAGAGACACAGACCCTTATTGTGTCTGGTATCAGCCACAACATCACACCTGGCAGCCATATTGTGTCGTTTGTTTACGAGTCCACAGACGGCAACGCCTATTTCACCCTTGACGATGCCATTTTCGGTACTCTTTCAACTACTAATCTTTTAAGTTTCTAAAGGAGACAAACAACATGGCACTCAATACAACTTTCACATCAGGTGCAATCCTGACCGCAGCACAGATGAACAACCTTCCTTTTGGCGTTGCTGGATATGTAAAACGCACAGCAGGTGACTTCACAGCAAATACAACTACTGCTGATGTAACAGGATTAACAGTTTCTTGGACTGCTGTTTCAGGTCGTTTATATGAAGTTAGTTTTTCAGCGCAAACAAGAAAAGTAGGCGGTGCAGGATTCATAGAATTTCTTGTTGCCGATGCAAGCAACACGACAATTTACGACTTTTTTTCAACTGTTCCTGACACCAACTATCAGTCTTTTTCTTGGACAGGTGTCTTAACAGGTTTGTCAGGTGCTCAAACAATTAAAATTAGAGCACTGACTGGCGCAGGAACAGCAACTATTTACGGCAGCGCTGGCAACCCATCATCGCTCATCGTCAAAG